CATTTTGCATAGTATACTATGGCCAATTCAATGGAGATTGATGGAGTTCACATCAATCTTGAATCACCAATTGTTCACAATGTGTTTCTTGATGCAGATAAGGCTGGCCGTGAATTGGATAGTATGCTTGTTGTGGATGCTAGTAGTGAGCTTGATATTTTGGAGGAATCACCATTTGTTGCAGTCACTTGTTTTTGTATGCGCTGGCTTCAGAAAGCTATGAATATGCGCATCAAGAATGATGACAAGTTAGGTGCACTTAAAGAGGTTGTTGTGGCTGCTATTGAGTCTGACAATAATGATAAACCATTATTGGATTTTACTGAGCAGTATGAGGACATAACAACACTTGCACGGCACAATATGGGAGAAACTACAATTGTTGAGACACGACGTCGTGTGCGGACTAAAATCCGCAAAGGTTATCGTTCTTTATTTGCCGCCAGATTGGCTTGTGAAGCTAAATTGAAATTTGGTAACATGAGTTATAATGAGGCAAATATTATGATGGTACGACGTTGGTTGTCTAAAATGTTGGATGTTCCAGAGTATAAAGATCTTCGGATAACTGATAAGTTACTCGCTTTAGACAGAGCTGTTTTTATGGCTTTTGTTGTTAGTGAGGATTTTAAACGGTACAAGGTGTTGTTCGAGAACAAGCTTATGAATGATCGTATTCTGTTGCGCTTCGGCGCATCAGAATAGGGGTGCCCGGTTGTGACTGAGGGCCAGGATCCTAAATTTAGCGATGCACACACATTGTTAGATCCTGGTCAGTTGGCTGTCGTTAGACAGCCGGGTGTGCCCAAGACGCGGAAATGTTTGCGCATTTCCCGTGTTTCCCCTGATATCCAAATTGTGCCTTTTAATAATAACATTGATACTTTGCAGAGGGCGGTAGCTGAGAGAGTCTTTCTTGTTAAGAACGGAGAGACGTTCACACCACCCCCAAAACCTTTACCTGGGGTTTTTGCAGACACTGTGAAGAGTGCCTATGAACTCTTGAGACCTCATCTTCCATCGACCGCCCCGTTGAATTTTCAACAAACTGTTGATACTTTCCGGGGCTGCAAGAGGAAGAGGTATGAAAGAGCCTTGAAAAATATTAGGGAGTCATACTCTAGTATCAACAGGGAGTCTGAGGTAAATGTATTTGTAAAGTATGAGAAAACTGATCGTACAAGTAAGGTTGACCCAGTTCCTAGGGTCATTTCACCGCGAAAACCAGAGTATAATCTTCGTGTGGCCAAGTACCTGCGCAAAATTGAGGAACCGTTATTAAAAGCGCTAGGTAAGATGTTTGGACACAAAACAGTTATGAAAGGTGTTGATGTTCAACAAACTGCACAGTTGTTGCGCGAGAAATGGGATATGTTCCACTCTCCTGTTGCTGTGGGGCTTGATGCATCACGGTTTGATCAACACGTTTCCAAACCCGCATTACAATTTGAACATTCTGTTTATCTTGATTGCTTCCGTAGTAAGAAGCACAAGAGTAAATTGAGTGGTATTTTGCAATATCAGTTGCATAATAAATGCAGTGGGTTTGTCGAGGATGGCAAGTTGAAGTATGAGGTTGTGGGTACTCGTATGAGTGGTGACATGAATACGTCACTTGGCAATTGTGTATTAATGTGTGTCATGGTGAAGGCTTATGCTATACACTGTGGCATCAATTTACAATTGGCCAATAATGGTGATGATTGTGTTGTCTTCATGGAGAAAAATGACTTGCACCTTTTTCAACGTGATTTAAATGATTGGTTTCTCAAACTTGGGTTCAACATGGTTGTTGAAAAACCCAGTTTTGAGTTTGAAGCCATAGAATTTTGTCAGACTCGACCTGTTTATGATGGCAACCTGTGGGTAATGTGCAGGAATCCGGTTACAGCTCTTGTTAAAGATGCTGTATTATTGAAAGATCCAAAGGTTGTCAGTGAAGATTTTATGATGGAATGGATAGAAGCTGTTGGCAATGGTGGTCTTGCTTTGGCAGGGCGGCTGCCAATTTTCCAGAGCTTTTATAATATGTACTTGAGATCAGCCAGTAACTATCGTAGAAATCGGATGAAGAAGTGGAGAGTTAGGTCTTATGATGAGATATTGCCGTGGTTTATGAGGGAAACTGGGCTTAAGGGGAATCGTCATTGTGGTGATGTAACCCCCGAGTGTCGCAGTTCTTTTTATTTTGCCTACGGTATAACTCCTGATGAGCAACTCGAGACTGAAAAATTTTACGATTCAATGTATGTTGATTCTAAGATTTCTGAGGGGTGGTATCCTCGGAATGTCTTTGTTGGTTGATTGTGTTGTTATTGGGGTCGCAGAGTTTAATCACCAAAACTCATTTGAGATGCTAATATAAAAGCCAAGAGACTGCACGGTGGTCGTCTTGACGTCTCTGCGATGAACAGTCCACCTATGTTGGTGGATCCCATATTAATACATAATATATATGAATAGTTTTGAACTTGGTAATTACATTGTTAACAACAAAGGGTTTGGTAAAGCTGTTGATTTAATTCCTAGAATTTATACTGGTGAAGGTGTTATTGGAACATCAATTTACGTTGGTGGTGCATTAACCCCTTTTATTGGTCCCATAGCGTCCGGTGTTGTTGCTGGTGGGTTGGCTGCTGTTGGTGTTAAGCAAATTTATGATGGCATCAAATCGATCTTCTAAAGCTAGTGTTGCTCAAGCAATAGCTGAGAAATTGGAACAGAGAATTGATTCGCGTATTAAGAGTGCCATGAATGCGTCTCGTACTGCTGGTGGTGTTAAGAAACAACCCAAGGTCACCAAAATGGAAGGGCTTGCTCCTTTTTCTGGCGTGTCTGAGTTGTCCCTTGCACCAGTGAATATTGGTAATACTATTCGGGCTGTTAAACAATCTGTGTTTCCATCTCGTGATGGAGTGCGCGTTGTTGGGCGTGATTTTGTTACATCTATTGGTGGTACTGCTGCAGCATACACTAATTGGACATTTCAAGCTGGGTTTGGGCTTAGCCCAGTTTGTTTGAATGCTACAGGGCTTAGAGGATATTTTCAGACTTATGAACGGTTTAAGTGGAATGCTGTTAGGGTGCATTATATTACTAGTTCCCCTACATCCACATCTGGTGACATTCTCATTTTTTATCATTCCAATCATGGAGGACCAAAAGTTGACCATACTAGTAATAATTTTATGTCTTATGCGTTGTCCACTGATTCTGCTGTCATTGGACCGCAATGGACTAATCATTCTATGGTCATATCTCCTTCTAAGAGAGATTGGTTGGACACTGATTTGTTTAATGCTGAGGATGTTCAACATCAAGCAGATGGTGAAGTTTTGGTGTATACACGAGCTAGCACTAATGGCAACCAGCCTGATGAGCCTGGTTACTTATTGATTGATTATGATATTGCGTTTGAAAGGCGCATGTTGAATCCTCGTGTGTCATCTATACCATCATCATTGTTTAAATACACGCCAAAGACTTTTAATGTTCCTGCTGCACTTGTTGCAGCAGGTGATCCAATCATATTTAATATGGCTGGAACTGGGTTTTATACTGGTGTTGCTGGTGTTGTTCCTGTTGGAATACAGATTGGAGATGTGTTTCAAATCGTCTTTGATGTTCAACAAGCTTTTATCACTGGTGCCAATTTTGGCACATCCTTTGGTGTCACTGTGGCCACAGGCACTCGATTGACTTATCCAATTGTCACTGGCACCACTTTGTATGCCGTGGCTGGTACAGTCAATAGTCCTGGGTCATTTGTGTTGTTTGCAAATTATGATGATGCTATGACTGGGGTGCCTATGGTTTGGACTGCTGCTATTACTCCAAACATATCCACCTCATGTACCTTCGTTTGTGTTGGTTCAGTCACACCTCATTTTGCGCAAGCTAATATATCTTAGTTAATTATTCTGGTTGATGGGAATTCCTTAAACCCACTTGTCAACGGTCAAATTACCGTCATCAGAGTGTTTACGTGTATTGATCATGCTCTTGCCCAGAATCGCTTTGGCGTAGGTGAGAGATGGGACATGATCATAGCATATTGCATATTCTGTAAAAATAGAGTGTTTGTGTGTTTCACTTTGTTTTGATATACCATTTTTATGACGGCAGCAATTCAAATCCTTTTGGTGCCCATTGCTGCTCCGGTCCAACCCGGGTCTTAATAGATTAACC